CTAAAGTTCCATGATCTAAGGTTATTTGTTGTTCTTTTTGTTTTGGATTTTCTGGTGTATTTTCTTCATCAGTTGTTCCAAAACCTCCTGCAAATCCCTCTTCATCAGCACTTTCACTTTCAATAATAAGTCCTATCATTGCATTGATAACTGCTGCTGTTAATTCAGAGCTTTTATATTTTCCTAGCTGTTTAAGTGAAAAAATAATCGGACCTAAAATTGGAACTCCTCTTCTTTGTCCTATTCGTTCAGGTTCAAAAATATGTAAGATATTTTTTCTACCTAAACTGTTAAAAGCTGGATACCCTTTTACTTTGTAATTAAAGTTATCTCCTGGATGTGACGAAGCTACATAGTATTTTTTAAGCTCTCCTTGTTCATCATACTCAACTCCTGATTTTATATATTTATTAATAGTTCCTATCGGATTCACAATTCTATCTGCTTCAAGAAGTTGAATACAAAGCTCTATACTAACTCCTTTTCTGTGTTTTCTCATTGGAATTGCGAAAGCATCTCCATTCATTATCCAACTAAGTTGTAACAGTGATTGTAAATCAAAAAAACTAAACATTCTACTTGCATCAGAATTAGGAGATAAAGCCCATGCATTAAACTTATTTTTTATAATTCTTTCTAGCTCTTTTGCTTTTTCTCTTTCTATTCCTAAATAGACATAATTAATTGTTGGTTTTGGCAATAAGCCACTTCCAACAGTTTTAGTTCTCATTTTTTTTAGTGCAGCTCCAGCAAGATCATTATTCATATATAAGTTTCTTGACTTTGCTCTTAAATCTTCAAGACTTAATAACAAATCTTCATCAGGACTATTAGCTCCAACATTCCAATTTTTAAGAACAGGATCATCTTTATTTGAATAACCTTTCTCAATTTTTATAAGGTTATCATATTTTCGCCTCTCTCTAATTCTTTCAGCACCAGCTTTAGGATTAAAGTACCCTATCGCCTTGTCAATTAAATTCATAAAAACCTCCTATCTAGGAATAATTTGAAAAGTTCTAGGACCACTATATCCTCTTTGTACTTTTGCTAATCTTTCAGACCATATTTTTATATTTCTAGCTATCTCTTGTGAATTTGCTCTTGTTAAAACTCTATTTCCAATTGTATAACTCTGACTTTTTGACACAGCCAAATCAGCTGCTAACCAAGCTTGTAAATGTTCTTTACATTGTTCTTCTGTAAATACCATTATTTAATCTCCTTTCTCATATATTTTTTATCATTTAAATCAATTGGGATGAGTTCTACTGCACCTGTTGCATAATTTCTCAAATCCAAAGGTTCATTTCTTCTTCCTTGAAGAATTTCCCAAGCTATTTTCATACCTCTTGGGGTTGATTTTTTTACTTTTACCTCAGCTGTTAGTCCTTTAAAATAATCTATTCCATATCCTTGTGTACTAGATTTTGGGAAATGGCATTTACCTGGACCATTTAAAATTGAAAGCCTTGAATATGTTAAATCTTTCAAAGCATTTACTCCTAGACTAAGTAAATTTATTGAAGGAGTACCTTTTTTAGTTGTTTTTCTAAAACCATTTAGAATATTAACTCCCCAACTTCCTTGTCCTTTAATTGCATAAATTCCTCTTTTCTCTTTTTTATGGACATATTTATATACACTTCCTGTATGATGTCCTCCTGAATCTATAAGAGTTGCTGCAATCATTAAAGATTTTCCATTTTTATATTTAAATTTTTTTCTTAAAAAAGCATCTAATTTTAACCATACTTCTTCTTTTCCTGGATCACCTGGAAAATCTCTATAAATAATCCCATAACTTTCATAACCATAACCCCAGCCAACAACCTCAACCTCGAGTCTATTGTCTTGTACATCCACACCAGCAGTGAGAATAACAACATTGTCATGTAATTCTGCTCCATAGTCTTCTCTTGTTTCATAGATTGCTTCATAATCCATAGCACTATCAAGATTTACAGTGAATGTCTTACCTAGTACAGTATTTATAAAAGTTTTATATTGAAAATCGTCATCTTTGACATTTAGATATTCAGCTATAATTTCTTTCCAACTTACCCAGGGTGAAGCTAATGCATTAAGATGAAAACTTCTATTTTCTTTTTCTTTTGGAAACTTAGCTATCCATTTCCCATTAGTTTGTCCACATTTTTTCCATTCGCTTTCAACTGCACTTTCTCCACAAAATTTACACTCAAATTCAGGCTCTACTAAATCTTGATATTTAAGTTGCTCAAACTCTAAGGCTTGATATTCTCCACAGTATGGACAAGGTAAACTCCATTCTTCTTGTGAACCTGCCAAATATAATAATTGTATTTTAGAAGTTGCATCATCTGTGGGAGTAGAAACTCTTATTTTTTTGCTATCATAAAAATTGTTTGTTCTTCTCTCAGCTAATTTTACTGGGTCTCCTTCTTTTTTTGCTGATAAAGGAAACCTGTCAACTTCATCTAACAATGTAATTTTTATAGGTCTACTTGCTAATCCAGATGGAGAATTTGCTCCAACAAATCTTACATATCCCCCAGGAAACATTTTTTCCTGAACAGTTCCTGTTTCTCTTTTATTAACTTTATCTACTAATGTTTTAAGAATTTTTGTATCTCTTAACATAGGTTCAACTCTTTCTTTTGAAAATGATTTGGCATCATCAACAGTTGGTTGAACAAAGAGAATAGGACAAGGATCTAAGTGCATATATCTTCCTAAAATATTTAAGAGTAATTCTGTTTTTCCAACCTGTGCTGAACTCATAATGGTTATTGATTTAGTTATACTGTCAGTAACACAGTCAAATATTGCTTTCATATATGGTGTTCTATCAGTTTCCCACTTTCCAGCTTCTGCTGCACTCTCTCTTGAAAGTACCCTGTATTTATCTGCCCATTCAGCAATAGTCAAATCTTCTGGGGGAGCTAAAGTATCTTTTACAATATTTTCAATCAGATGTATTGTGTGTTTCCCCAATATCTTCATCTTTAATAACCTTTCTTTCTTCATATTTGTATTCAATCAATTCTTCTAAAACATCATAAATAGCTTTTTTTAAAATTTCTTTTATTTCAAGTTGATTATCCTTATTTAGCAATTGAACTGAGATTTTACTAGGAAGAGCCATCAATTTAGATTTAAAATTATAATTCATATTTGAAACTATTCTGATAACATCACTTTCATGATGATATTCTTTTTTTAAAATTTTTAATTTATATTCTTTCAAATCTTTATCAGCTCTCTTTAATTCAGCTGTTTCATCTTTTCCTGAATTCTTTTCAACAAATATTTCTATCACTTGGAGTAAATCATATTTTCCAGGAGCAATTCTAGCAGCTTTAAAATAATCTCTGACTTTTCTCTCTGAAAATTGAAATAATTTTGCAATTCTATTTTCAGTTGCTAAAACTTGTTGCATTTTTCCTCCTCGCGTATATAAATTATTTTTTGGCAAACTTGAAATTTTTCCTAAAATTGATGTTTTTTGAGCTCTTCGGACCCTCAACTCAGAAAATCGTCTGACAGTACCTTATTCTATAAGAACAAGTTGACCTGCCTTTTCTTTTTTCTTTGCTTCTTCCAGTTTCAATTCATCAGTTAACTTATATCCAAGCATCTCATTTATGATCCTGGTAGCTGTGGCTGAAGCAATGAACTGCTTCTCCTTTACTACTGTCTTGATTATTGAATGCCCATCAGGGGTTGATGAATCTGTGTATTCAACTCTTTCAACTCCTTTTATTCCCTCATCTCTAATCGTAACAAGTGCATTAAGATTTGCCATTACTCCATATCTAACATCATCTTTTAACTTTTCTCTTAGCTCTACTAATGTCCCAATTATCTTTGGATTCTTTTCTATATTTGCAGCCTTAGTCTTTTCACTATATCCTGCTTCTAATTTCGCTTCTTCTTTACTAAAACCACACATTCTAAACATAACATACTTAGTCTGTTTTTCTGTCAAGCCCTCAAAATTGGATATTTTTGCATTTTTTTCTTCTTGAATTTCCTTTCTAATTTCCTTATACTTTTCTAAATATCTTCTAATCCAGCTAGTAATTGTATTTAGATTATATTTAGTTCTTTTTTGTATTTCAGAATATAGGTTTTTCTTCTTTGTACTAAATTTTGTTATTTCAAGCTGAACATATAGTTCTAGAACTTTTAATTGCTTATCTGTGAATATTTCTTTTTTCATGTTACATCACCAGCATAGAGTTTACTTTTAACTTCATTCCAGTTATAAGTTTTCCCATTTCTTAAAAGTTTTATATCTTCTTTGTCCATTTCAGCATATCTCTTAACAATTACATCAGCATACTTTTCATCAAATTCCATTAAAAACGCTTTTCTTTTTAGCTGTTCAGCAGCTATTAGTGTACTTCCAGAGCCGCCAAACAAATCTAAAACATTCCAATTTTCTTTGCTTGAATTATGTATTAACTTTGATATAAGCTTTATTGGTTTCATTGTTGGATGAATATCATTTCTTAATGGCTTATTTTCTCTGATAATTGTTGTATACTCTTCTAAAATATTTTTTAAAGTTTCCTGTAATTCTTTTTTGGACATATTTTCGGTTTTTGAATAAATTTCTTGAATTGTATCCTGAGTAAAATTTCTTATAAAAAAGTGTTTTACTCCTTCTTTCCAACCATAAAGACAAGGCTCATGCTTCCAGTTATAATCTTGCCTAGAAAGTATAAACTGATTTTTAACCCAAATCAGACATTGAGAAATTTTAAAACCAGCATCTGCTAATGCTCCACGAAATGCTTTTGTTTCAGAGTCTGCATGAAATATATAAAATCCTGCTCCTGCCCTCATCGTTTCATAAGCATTTTTATAAAAAGCTAGTAAAAATCTATAAAAATTCTCACTATTCATATTGTCATTTTTTATTTTTTGCCCATTTGCTGCTTGATAATCAACATTGTATGGTGGGTCTGTTACTAATAAATCAATAACTTCATTGTTTACTAATTTTTTAACATCTTCTAATTTGGTAGAATCTCCACACATTAAACGATGATTTCCAAGTAGCCAAATATCTTGTTGTTTTGTAAAAGCTTCATCTTGAAGTTCAGGAACATCTATTTCATCAATTCCATTAATATCAAGTGCTTCTGCTGGTAATTGCTCCAATATTTCATCTAAATCAAAACCTGTTAATTTAAAATCTTCTCCTATTTTTGAAAGTTCATCAAATAATTTTTGGTAATCCCATTTTCCAAGTTCTATTGCTCTTGTTTCTGCTATTCTTATTGTTTGAACTTCATTTTCTGAAAGATTGTTAATTCTGATACAATTAATTTCTTTTATTCCTAGTTCTGTTGCAGCTTTTATCTTTGCATAATCACTTACAACATAGTTATTCTCATCAATAATAACTGGAATAATATTTCCAAATCTTTGAAGAATATTTTTATATATTTCTACTTGTTCAGTAGTTATAACTCTTGGATTATTTGCTACTTCTTTAAGTAGATTTAATTCAATTATTTCATTCATAGCTCTCTCCTGGTTTCAAATTGTTTTTTTCTTATTGCATAAAAAATATATAAATTTACTTTTCAGTTTCAGGATTGGGATGCTATCTATTGTTATAGAGTAAATACATGTCTTTAAAAAACTATTGATTTTAAAAGGGAATTTGTTTTTTTAGTCTTAAAAATGGCTTGTTTTTTCAGTCCATTTTTGACAAAGAAATGTTAAATGTTTTTTTGTGTTACATTTAACTTTGATATTTGCAAGAATTAGATTGTTGAAGAATACCTCAAGTCTTTCAATGTTACCAAAAAAATCTCTTTTTGGTGAAGCTTGAGATTGTGAAGTGAGTAAGATTTCTCTTACTTTTTGTCTATAAACTTTGACTCTTGAATATGATCTTGTTGTCAAGTTGGTGATAATATCATCAATTATTTTTTCATCTAAAATCCATTCAAGATTATCTCTAACTAATGAATTTAGTTCATTGCATCTAAATCCTTTAAATTTTTTTTCAAGAATTTCTTTAGATAAATTTATTTCAGCTATTAAAATATCAGCTAAATTTTTTGAGATATTTTTATTAATACAGTTTGCAATAGACTGTATTGTAATATTTTTAATCTTATTCGTGTTGAAATTTTTTATAATAATTTTTTTTGTTAATCTATGCTCTAATCTTAAAATAGCACCTTTTACTTTTTGTAAATTATTTTTATTATTTTCATGCCCTTTACTATATAGGCGTATCTTCCACCCTTGAAAAGGTTGAAAGATAAATCCAGTTGTGTAAAACTGGTTATCAGATTTTGAAAAATTGTAATATTGGACTTTGTCTAAATCTTTGTATTTTCTAGTAAGTCCTTTATAAAACATTGCAATTATATTGTGATACTTATAAAAATTTTTTACATTTTCTTGAATAGTGAATTCAAAGAAATCATAATATAAATCATCAGAACTTATTTTATAATCAATTATTTGATTAATTAAATGTGTTAAATTTTCTTCTACTATTATTTTTTTTAATTCATCTGTTAGAGGTACAATATTATTCTCTTCAAAAAATCGTGGATATGAGAAGTCAATCCTAATAAGTGTACTGAAGTGTTTTTTCTCTAACTTTATTTTATTTATGTTTTTCTTATTAATTTCATAATTAGTTGTTTCTTTTGAAAGGCTTTCTGAATACGAGTTTGGAAATAATTTTTCAAGTCTTTCTTTGACATATAGAATTTCTGTTTCTACTTCAGTATAAATGCCTGCTCTATCTAATCCATACATTCTATAACTTCACTTTTGTGCTTTTATTGCAATGTGAGCAATTTATTTCTAAACACTTTTCTTCAAAATAATAAGTAACTTGATTTCTACTAGCAACTTTTATTCTTTTTTCAGTATCTGAATATAAGTAATTCCCACAGCTACAATAACTACGCCCAATTTCTTTATTATTTAAATATTTGGTTTTGGACATTCATACCACCTGCCTCTGATATTCTGGTATGTCGTTATTTGATTTTCTTTATACTTTTCAGAAAGTTCTTTGAAACTTTTTTTAAAAGCAGCTTTATTATAAAAACAACGCTTTTCAATAATATTAGGATATTCTTTTTCATCTATAATTATAGTTCCATCTCTTATTTTTATGTAATACCTGTAAGGATCATAAGCATTCATAAAAAACTCCTTTTCAAATTTTAAATTTATTACTTAAATTTATTAAACTAATTTATTTATAATGATAACTTATTTTTTTTAAAAGTCAAGAGAATTTTTTAAATAAAAAATAGGACCTCTTTAAAAAGTCCTATTTTATGCAAGTATAATTATTTTAAAAATTAATTAGAATTATTTTCAGTTCCTTCATCTTCAAATAATTTATCTAATCCACCAAGAGCTGCTCCAAGTACTTCTGAAAAATTTACTATTTTCCATTCTCCATTTTCTTTCTGCATTTTAACAATTAAATTTTTTTCAATATAAGATAAATCTGTTCTTTTAAATAAGTCATCAAAAAACTTAGTTGCTGCTGCATCTAGTGCAGATTCTGGAGCACCTGACATAGCTAAAGGCATAACTGAAGACATTAATTCTCCCATATATCCTGGAATATTAATACCTTTAATAGTTACATCAATGTCAGCAGTATCACCATTTTCAGTAACTTTATTAACTTTATATGTTGCTTTTTTTATTGCTTTTGCAAAAGACTTAGATACTGGATCATCATTAGGGACTTGTTTCTCCAATTCTGATGCTAACAGTTTAAAGCTACTTTCAAAAGCTTTTTGTGAATCTGGTTTTCCACAACTAACTAAAAACAATACAGACATCCCAATTAAAACAAACTTTAAAAACTTTTTCATATAAAACACCCTCCTAAAAATTTATTTTTTTTCTTGTTTAATTTCTAATAATTCTATATACTCCCTTGCTTTTTCTTTATTTTCAGCAGATAGATTTGTAATATTAACAGTTTCTCTGTTATTTCTTGCCCTTTCAGCAGTTTTTACAAGCTCTATAAAATCATAGATCTTTCTTTTCCCCTCTTCTGATACTTCTGATATGTTTGTAGTATCAGTTATTGATTCTGACTGGATATTATATTTTTCAAACTTTTTTTGTAGAAAAGAAGGTAGGTTCATTTCTTTTTCAGATTTTAATAAATCTATAAAGTCATCTTTAGGTAACATAGTTTCAAGTTTATCAAGCATTTGTTCAGAGAGCTTTTTCCTCCCAACATCTATAGCAGACATAGTCACAGCCGATATTCCTAATTTTTCAGCCATCATTGCAGCAGTCATTTCTCTACTTTTTCTAAATTCTTTTAAAATTTCACTAGTTGTTCTCATCCTAACTCCTTTCTTTTTAGTTGGATTAAATAATTAACTAATAACTTTATTTTAATAACTTAGTATATCACTAAAAAAAATACTTGACAACTTTTAATTTTGTATTATAGTATTAATTAAATAGTTTATAAATTTTAATATTTTAATTTAATCGTTTTAAAAATTATTCAAAAGTTAATAAAATTAATTAAAATTACTAACTATATTTATTTTATAAAGGGGGAAACACTATGGATATTAATCTTATTAATTTTTTGGAAGAGCTGGAAACAAAAGGACTATTTAAATCAAAAGCAGGGGAAATTGATGAAAAATTTAAAAAATTTATAAATAGTCTAAAAATTTCTATTGAAGAAAAACAAAAGCTGGAAACACTTTTTAATGAAGCTGTTGAAAGCTCAAAAAATGAATTTTTAGAAATTGGTTTCCTCTATGGTAAAGAAAAAAAATAAAAAATATGGCTCG